GCCCTGCCGCCGGACAAGCGCCTGCTCGCCGACCTGTGTGCGCCGTGCTGGCGGATGCAAGGCGTTGAGGTCTATGTGGAGAGCCGCGAGGACATCGTCAAGAAGCTTGGGCGCTCGCCGGATTACGCCAGCGCCTACTGCCTCGCCCTGCTCGACACGCCGAAAATCCATGAATTTATGAACCTCAACCGGAGCAAGGTACATGACCCGTATCGCAATATTTGAACCGTCCCCGGAACTGTACGACGAAATCGAACGGTTGGGGCGGCTGCACAAGGACGAGGTGGAGGCGGAGGTGACCGCGTTGCCGGTAGCCATCAACCGCGATTTGTACGACGTGCTGCACGCGCAGGGCGCGCTGGTGTGTGTGGGCGCGTTTGATGGCGGGCGCATGGTGGGTTATGCCATCGCCCTGCTCTCACCAAATTTCCACTACCGCATGACGACTGCGGCGCATGACGTCCTATTTCTCCATCGCGACTACCGCAAGCCGCGCATGGCGTTGCGCTTGGTTGAGGCGGTGGAGGCGGAATGCAAGGCGCGCGGGGCGCAGTTGATGGTGTGGCACGCCCCGATTGGTGGCGCGTTTGAGCGCATCCTCAAGAACCGCGCAAACCCTATTTACACGCAATTTTTCAAGGAGTTGTAATCATGGCAATCGCAACCGGAACAGCCGCCGCGCTCAGCGCGCTGGCAGCAGCAGGCGGCGCGACCGCGTCCCATATCGCCGGTAACAAGGCGCGCGCACAAGCCCGCTATCAGGCGGCGCAGGCGGAGAAGCAGGCGGAAGCGCAATTCCGCGCTCAGCAAGAGAATTTCAGAAAAAGCCAGGCGGAAAGCCAGCGCCAGTTTGACGCGCAGTTACGCGCCGATGCCTCGCGTCATGCCGACAATATGCGGGCGCAGCGTGAAGCGATGGAGGCAAACCGCCAAGCGCAGGAGGCGCAACTGGCGCAAGCGCAGCAAGGCTTGGCGCAGCAGCAGGCGCAACACGCGGCAACACTCGCCCAAGCGCAGCAGGCGCAGAACAACGCGCAGGCGCAGATGCAGCGGCAAATCAATGGCGCCGAGAAAGACCAGGCGCACTACAACAAGAAGCAAGACGGCGTCGCTGGCACCATCCTCACCGGCCCCGGTGGCGTGGATGCCGACGAGCTGGAGAAGAAGAAAAAGAAACAAACGCTATTGGGCGGGGTGTAGGTGATGAGCAGCACACCGTGGTTCGGCGGCGGCAAGCCCAGGCCGCCCGGTTACGACAAGTACAAGGACATTGGCAACGGCACGGGTGGCGGTTTCAAAAGCATCTACGAAGGCAGCAATCCCTACGTTAATCCCGAAACCGGAAGCGACAATTTCAAGTGGTTCGGCGGTGAGCGTCGCAAGAAGACACAGGAGGAAATCGACCTGGAGATGCAGGCGAAGAAAAACGCCCTCACCATCAACCGGCAGAAGGAATACCAGAACTGGGAAATCGGCCAGGCGCGCAAGCAGCAGGAGGAGGAGCTGGCGGCGTGGCAGGCGGAGAACGAACGCATCCAGCTTGAGTACGACAAACAGCGCAAAGAGATGGCGCGCGCGATGGAAGAGCAGCGCATCGCCGCGCAAAACCAGATGGCAGCCGCCAAAGCCAAAGGCAACAAGGCGACGCGGCCGGAAGCGGGGGCGTATGAAGGCGAACCGCAAGAACGGCGCGGCGGCGGTGATGACGGCGGCGCGTCCGGCACCTTGCTTACCCGACCGGGCGAGAAACCGACGCTGGGCAAGCGCGGCCGCCTCGGCAGTAAAACCCTGTTAGGTGGCTAATGGAACAAACGCTACAGCAACAAATCCTGCGCCGCCATGAGGCGCTGCGCACCGAGCGCGCGCCGTGGCTCAAGCATTGGCAGGACGTGAGCAAGCTGGTTTTGCCCGCATCCGGCCGCTTTATCAGTAGCGACCGCACCCCGGCGAAATTTAACGACATCTACGACAACACCGCCACCATGGCGGTACACACCCTCGCCGCAGGTCTGATGAGCGGCATGACCTCACCCGCCAGGCCGTGGTTCAAGCTGGACACGCCCGACCCGGAACTGATGAAGCATCACCCGGTGAAAGTGTGGCTGGATGAAGTCGCCAAAATCATCCATACCATTTTTCAGCGGGGCAACACCTACGACGCGCTGCATATCCTCTATGAGGAGCTGGCAGTGTACGGCACGGCGGCGAGTGTCATCGAAATCGACTACCACAACATCATCCACCACTACCCGCTGACCGCAGGCGAGTATTGCATCGCCACCAACTTCCGCGGTGAGGTGGACACGCTTTACCGCGAGTTCGACAAGACGGTGGCGGAAGTGGTGCGCGAGTTTGGCTACGACAACGTCTCGCAGGCGGTGCGGACGATGTACGACAACGGCGGCCTCGACAACTGGATTACCCTCATCCATGCGATAGAACCGCGCGACGTGCGCAACCCCGGCAAGACGGCGAAGCAAATGCCGTGGCGCTCGGTATATCTGGAAAAGAACGCGCCGGAGGGGCAGATATTGCGCGAGAGCGGCTATCCGCGCTTTCCGGCGCTATGTCCGCGCTGGAACATATCGGGCGGCCACATCTACGGCACCTCGCCGGGCATGGCAGCGCTGGGCGACATCAAACAGCTACAACACCAACAACTGCGCAAGGCGACGGCGATTGACTACTTGACCAACCCGCCGCTGCAAGTGCCGACGTCCATGAAAAACCAGGACGATGCCATGCTCCCCGGTGGCATCGTGTACAACGACGCCGGCGCGCCGATTACGCCGCTGTGGCAGGTGCAGCTTGACCTGCAACACCTCGCCGCCGACATGCAGGAAGTACGTGGCCGCATCCAGAGCGCCTTCTTCCGCGACGTGTTCCTGATGATTTCCGAACAGAACACGCGGATGACGGCAACAGAGGTAGCGGAGCGGCACGAAGAAAAAATGCTGATGCTCGGCCCGGTGCTGGAGCGGCAGAAAACCGAACTGCTGACGCCGCTGATAGACACCACCTTCGACGCGGTGATGCAGGGCGGCATCCTGCCACCGCCGCCGCCAGAATTGCAGGGGATGGAGCTGGAAGTGAAGTTCGTCTCCATCCTCGCGCAGGCGCAGCAGGCGGTGGCAACCAACAGCATTGACCGCCTCACCAATGCCATTGCGGGGATGGCGCAAGTCAAGCCGGAAGTGCGCGATCTGCTCGACGCCGACCAATGGGCGCGCACCTACAGCAATGCACTCGGCACCGACCCGTTGCTCCTCCTGCCGCAAGACAAAGTGGACGAAATCCGCCAGGCACGCGCACAACAACAGGCACGTGCCGAACAGCAGGCACAAATGGCGCAGATGGCGGACGCCGCGCAAAAACTCGGCAACACGCCCGCGGGCGGCGGCAGCGTCCTCGACAACCTGACGGGGTATGGCAATGCTTGAGCCATTTGAAACCCCGGAACAACGGGAGGCGCGCGCCGCCGAACAGCGGGCAGCGCAGGAACGCGACCTGGAACAACTGAAAAACGACGTGGAAGCGCTGATGGCGACCGGCGCCGGGCGGCGCATCGTCTGGCGGCTGCTCGAATCCACCCACGTTTACCAAACCTGCTACCGCGACAACCCGCTGCAAATGGCGCGGGCGGAAGGGCGGCGGGAAATCGGGCTGATGCTGACCGAATGGCTGAGCAGCCACGCCTGGGAGAATTACCAACTCATGCTTACGGAGGCAAACAATGAGCGACGAGAACGCGACGCCCGAAACCGGGCAAACCGACCCGGCGGCAACCCCGCCTGAAGCGGCGGCAGTACCGCCAACAGAAGCGCCGCCAGCAGCGCCAGCACAACCGGAAACCAACGCCACGGGCGGGGAAGAAGCGAAAGCCGACACCCCGCCCGAACCGTATGCGCTCGACTTTGGCGTGTACGGCGAGAACGTGGACGCGGGCGAGGCGGCTTTCCTCTCGAAAATCGCCCAAGACAGCGGCGCGGATGCGGCGGTCGCGTCCAAGCTGGTGCAAGACCTGACGCTGTACGGACAGGTCAAACACAAACTGCAACTGGAAGACTGGGATAAAGCTAGTTACGACGACCCGGAATTTGGTGGCGATAAGTACGACGAAAGCATCGCTATTGCCACTCAGGGGCTGGCAGCCTACGACCCAGACGGCATCATGCGGCAGCTCCTACAAGACACCGGCTACAACCGACATCCAGAAGTCATCCGTATTTTTTACAGAATTGGCCGCGACCTCGCGCCCGACCGCATGGTTAGCGGTGGACACAACAGCGGCGGCGACGCCCGCGCCCAATTTCCCAACACCCCCGGCCTGAATCCTTAAGGAGGAAAAACTATGGCTACCCTAAACAAAGATGCTCTATATCCGACGCTGGCGAGCCTCGCGCAGCAGATGGACAGTAAAGGCAACCTCATCACCGACATCGTCGAAGTTCTTGACGAGACCAACGAAATCCTTGCAGATATGGTTTTCCAACAGGCAAACGGTGACACGCATCACAAAATCGCGGTGCGCAACGGCCTGCCGGAAGCGGCGTGGCGCATCCTCTACAAAGGCGTCAAACCGAGCAAATCCAGTGTTACCCAAGTATCTGAAAGCATGGGTATGTTGGAAGCACGCTCTATGGTAGATACGCGCCTGCTCAAACTGCACAACAATTCCGCAGCCTGGTTGGCTGCCGAGCAACGCCCTTTTATTGAAGCTCTGAACCAGCAGATGGCGGAAACCCTCTGGTACAACGATGGCATCATCAATGATGAACGTTTTATGGGATTTGCGCCGCGCTATAGCTCACTTTCTGCGCCGAACGGCAAAAACATCATTGACGCGGGCGGCACCGGCTCCGACAACGCTTCTATCTGGCTTGTCATTTGGGGCGGGCAAGGCTGCTTTGGCATCTATCCGAAAGGTTCAAAAGCTGGCATTGAAAGCAAAGACATCGGCATCAACACCGTGCAGGACGATGAAGGCGGACGCTTTGAAGTTCATGAGAAGCTATTTATGTGGGATTTGGGGCTTTGTGTGCGCGACTGGCGTCGGGTGGTGCGTATCGCCAATATCGACACCACCAAACTTACCAAAGATCTGAGTACAGGAGCGAACTTGGCTGATTTGATGGCGGATGCGTTAGAAATGGTGCCAGACCTCAACGGTCGTCCGGCCTTCTACATGAACCGCAACCTGCGCCGCATCCTGCGCGGACAAATTGCGGCGTCCGCCAAACACACCATCACCCAGGAGCAGGTCGGCGGTCGCCGCGTCACCAAGTTTGGCGACGGTGACGGCGTACCCGTGCGCATCTCCGATGCCCTGCTCTCAACCGAAGCCCGCGTTGTCTAAGGAGGAAACATGATTATCGACAGCCTGCTCCGCTTCTCCGTCGGCCAAAGCGCTGACGGCGACAGCACCAACACCATCGACTGCGGTGTGAAAGCCGCCAACTACGGCATGGCCGACCGCAACCTCTACATTGTCGTCACCGGCAAAGAAGGCTTTGCCGCAGGCGACACCCTCGACGTCGCCCTGCAACACAGCGACGAAGAAACGGCGAACTTCGCCACCGTGGCGCAGACGGGCGCGCAGCCGATGGGCGTCGGGAAGCAAATCGCCTTCCCCGTGCCGCTGGTACACAAGCGCTATTTGAAGCTCACCTACACCAAAACCGGCACCGGCGGCAAAGTCGATGCGCAAATGGTGGACGGCCTGCAAATGGCGATTACCCATCCGAAGAATCCGAAGGTGTGGCCATGAAAGTAAGAGCCATCGCCAAAGGCTACTACGGCGGGCCAAACCGCAGTATCTGGGGGGGGGTCGGCGTCCCCCCCTCTAAGAGCGGAAGGGGGGGGCA